TGACGATATGTTCCGCAAGGTAGCGGAAGATTTGCGTCGTGCTGCCTTGGCACCTAATGTGTTCGGATACACCCCGCACTCTAAGCAAGAAGATTTCCATTCAGCCACTACGAATGGACGGCTGTATATCGGAGGTAACCGATCTGGTAAGACTACAGGTGGAGTTATCGAGGATATCTGGTGGCTGACTGGTACGCATCCGTTTATTAAGACTCCACCGCCTCCTGTGCGTGGCCGTGTTATTAGCGTTGACTTCGTTAACGGTATTGAGAAGATTATTAAGCCTCAGTTTGCTCAGTGGCTCCCATTGTCGGCCCTTAAAGGCGGCTCTTGGGAAAAGGCATACAGCAAGGAATTGCGTATGCTTACGTTAGAGAATGACTCTACGTTGGAGTTTATGTCCTACGATCAGGACTTGGACAAGTTCGCGGGAACTTCCCGACACTTTATTCACTTCGACGAGGAATGTCCCCAGGATATCTTCGTTGAGAATAAGATGCGTCTAATTGACACCGGCGGTCGTTGGTGGATTACGATGACCCCTGTAGACGGTATGACGTGGGTATACGACGATCTATTCCTTCCCGGTACTAAGAAGGAAGATCCGAACATTCACGTTACTATTGTAGATATGATGGACAACCCACACCTTAATGTATCCGAGATTGATATGCAACTTTCGGGTCTAAGCAAGGATGAAAAGAAAGCCCGAAAGGAAGGTAAATTTGTCCAGATCGGGGGTCTGGTTTATAAGAATTTCGATCCCGATGTTCATGTTGTTGAGCCTTTTGTACCGCCCTTGGATTGGGAATGGTATGGTTCTGTGGATCACGGCTATAACAACCCTACTGCTTGGCTTTGGCACGCTGTATCTCCTGAGGGCGACGTTGTTACGTTCTCAGAACATTTCGAGGCCGAGAGAACTATCGACTACCATGCTAGTGTTGTCCATACTAGGAATGCTTCTTTTGGTCGTAGCCCAGATATGTATGTGGGCGATCCTGCTATGTCTCAACGTAATGCTGTTACTGGAACCAGTATTTTTGATGAATATGCGCAGCATGAAATCCCAATTACTCCTGGCAACAATGATGTTCAGTCTGGTATTAGCCGTGTTCAGCGTTATCTGGATCATGGAGAGGGCAGAAGGCCGAAATGGACGATCACAAGCAACTGCCAAAACCTCATTAGAGAAATGAGTCGGCTGCGTTGGAAAACGTGGGCTAATAAGCGTACCGCCAATCTGAACAATAAGTATGACGTTATTCATAAGAAGGACGACCACGCTTGCGACTCGGCCCGGTACTTCTTTACAGTTATGCCTAATTTGGCCGGAGAAGGTATTGTAGCCACGCCAGATAGAATTCAGCCTTTTCCGTATCCCGGCGAAGGGTCAGAACAATCTGTTAATTATGACTGGAACCTTAAGAGTCGATTTAATGAAAGGCCAGAAGCCTATGACGAGTCGGTAGGAATTTACTGACTTGACGGCCCAATCGAAAGGAACTACTATGGACCCCATGACCACGGAGCCTAATGCGCGAATCGTCGTGCATAATGTACCCCCAGCCGCGCCAGGTAAATGTGTTGTGTGCGGCTTTGGCGGTAAGGACGATCGTGTATATATTGACTTCGGATTCGATCTTGATTTTTACGGGGTCGTATACTTCTGCTCTGAATGTATGACTGAGGTTGCTAACGGAATTGGTTTTGTAAGTGCTGACCAATACGTCAGGATGCAGACAGAGAACATGAAACTTCACGACCAATTAAGGACGGCCCTGGATGAACGAGATGGTGCTACTCACGCTCTGCGTGCTTATCTTAACGGCGGTTCTGCTGTTGGCGCTGCTGCTGAATCAGCGGAACTCCCAAAGAAGTCTGAACCTAGTAAGCGACCTGCTAGCAAAAAGCCAAGCCCAAAACCAGCAGTTAGCAGCGATGTTAAAGAGTCAGGACCCGATGACTCTAGCAGCGACGATGGAGTTGTTATCTCCCTCGGCTGAATCTGACGTATATTACCCTAAAGACGATCAATCGGAGGCTGACCAATGGCAAGAATTATCAGGGCTTGGGGAGGTAGTCTACGATGACAACTCCATCGATCTCTATGAACTCGGACTCAGAGAAGCCGATCCTCAAAACTGATCTTAAGTCTTTACTGGAAGAAGAAACTGAGCCAGAAAGTGCTAAGGATCTAACTAGGGATGAACGGGCTGAGATTCTTGCTTGGGTTAATGAGCAGTTCAGAATGTGCAAGGACAACCGCTCAATTCAGGAACGCCAGTGGTATATCAATCTGGCTTTTTATATGGGCAAGCAGCACGTCCAGTATATTTCCGCACCCGGCTCTAAGAACTCCAACAAGTTAACTACACCCCAGGCTCCATACTGGCGAGCGCGACCTGTAATCAATAAGATCAGGCCGATGATTCGCAAGGAAATCTCTAAGGTTACTTCTACTAAGCCGAACGCTTATGTGGTTCCTGCGTCCTCTGAGGATCAAGACTTATTCGCGGCCCAGGCTGCGGAGCAGTTATGGGAATCTCTCTACGACTCCAAGAAGGTTCAGACAGTTATTCGTCGGGCCTCTTATTGGTCACGAATCTGCGGTGTAGGCTTCATTAAGTGTTGGTGGGCTGACGACGCTATTGATGAAGAAAATAAGCAGATGGGCGACATTATCATCGAGTCGCAAACGCCGTTCCATGTTTTCGTTCCTGATCTAACGGAAGAAGATTTGGAGAAGCAGGCATATGTTCTTCATGTGTCTGTGAAGCCTGTCGATTGGGCGACGATGACCTATGGAGAATACCTAGAGAATCCTCCCCAGGCTACCGCTATTTCGGAGTCAGTTATTGACTCTGGATTCCTTAAGTTAATCAATGCTGACGTTAACGCCGAGAAGGATTCGGTAGAGATTCTGGAAGCATGGATTAAGCCGGGAATGATTAAGAAGTTCCCCGATGGCGCTGTAGTAACGGTTGTCGGCGGTCAGGTAGCGCAGGTATGGCGAGGTTGGCCCTATAAGTCAACCAAGTACCCATTTATCAAGTTGGAGAATATTCCTACAGGGTCGTTCTACCCTGAGTCGGTAATTACTGACATTATTCCCCTACAGCGCGAGTATAACCGTACTCACGGTCAGATTATTGAGGCCAAGAACCGTATGGCTAAGCCTCAACTTATCGCGCCCAAGGGATCTATTAACCCGGCTCAGATTACTACTGAGCCAGGGCAGGTTATTCTCTACAAGGCCGGCTTTACGCCTCCGCAGCCATTACCTCTACAGCCGCTCCCGAACTATGTGCTGGAAGAACTCGACCGTATCCAGCAGGATATGAACGACATTAGTTCTCAGCATGAGGTTTCTAAGGGTGCCACGCCTCCCGGTGTAACGGCTGCGACTGCTATTTCTTACCTACAGGAGCAGGACGATACTGTATTGTCCCACTCCCTAGAGTCTCTAGAAAATGGCGTTCAGAAGATGGCTCAGATGACGCTTAGTTATATTGAGCAATTCTGGTCTACTCAGCGCCAGGTTAAGGTAGTTGGTACTGACGGTTCCTTTGATGTGATTATGCTTAAGGGAGCCGATATTAATGGTAACACGGATATTCGGATTGAGAAGGATTCTGCTCTCCCGACTAGCCGTGCGGCTAAGCAAGCCTTTATTCTAGACCTTATGAAGATGGGATTTATTGATCCTAATAAGGGCCTAGAGGTAATGGAGATTGGTGGCATTAACAAGGTCTACGAGGCTATTCATGTAGACGTTCGGCAGGCTCAGCGTGAGAATTTGCGTATGCAGACTACCGATGAAAATACTGTCTCACAGTTTGTTGAGGCTCAGGCTAATTACAATGAAATGGTAAAGATGGGTATGCCAGAAATGGGTATCCCACCGGGTATGCCACCGCCTGATCCTGAGAATCCGATGCAACCATTACAGCCACCGCCTCCGCCTATTCCAGTTAACTCTTGGGATAACCATGAGTCTCATATTGAGATTCATAACAAGTTCCGTAAGAGCCAGACTTTTGAGGCGCTGCCTGATGAGATTAAACAGTCATTTGAGGCCCATGTTCAGTTCCATATGATTGCGATTCAGGGACAGATGATGGACCCGAATATGATGAATCCCGGCATGGCTGGACAAGAACCCCCTGTAGACGGTAGTATGCCACCAGAGCAGCCGCCTATGGGTGGAGCCCAATTACCACCAGGAGGATAATTATGGCGGATCGCACAGAATTTGATCCGGTTGTTGGCGGTATTACTCCCTCTAATCTTAAGAGTGACCTTAATGCGGCTGACCCGACTTACACCCTCGGAGATAACGCTGACGGTCGTATGTCTAAGTTAACCATGAACGATATTGTGTTTGCCTCTAAGCAGATTGCTGCTGGCGGGGTAGGCGCAGATAGTGTTTGGGTCAATCCTTGGGGGCAAAACTAATGGCTGTTTCGACTTCATTCCCCACTCAATTCGAGGCTTATACTCGGGATGAGTTAGGGGCGTACTTGCAGAGTCTTACTGGCGGTGCTGAGTATTACACCGCCGAGCGCCTGAGGAATATGACCTACTCAGACTGTAAAGCCTGCTTAGCAGCATAGGTAAGATCCGAGTAGGTCATATTCCTCAGGCGCTCGGCGGTGTAATACTCA